CTAGAAGTCTACCTGAACTGCCGGCTTGAAATCACCAAAGTGCTTTCAGGAACACCGCGTAAAGTGGAGGATGTGTGGTACGGTCTCGCAGGATCGGCGGCGGCGCAGGCGCAGATTCAGAATCTGTACATCTGGCCTCGGCCTTTATCGGCGGATGAAATGGGCGCCGTTTGCGATCCTCGGCTGCCTGGCTTTGCGCAGAAACGCGCCATTTGCGATGTAGCCGACTCCGTTTCCAACGTGAAACCAGGAGCAGCTGCTACACCCGCGATCCAATACGGCAACGCGCTAAAATGCTAAACCCTTTGTAAAGAGATGGAATTGTATTCCTCCATTGAAAATACCGTTGCTTCCAAAGTGCCGGCAATTTCATCGCGCACTTACACTATTCTAGCAGTAATAATACTGCTGATTGTCGGAGCCGCTGCCTATTATTATTTCCGACCAAAAGCGGAAGATGTGACGGTTCTGGGACCGTATGATCTGGCGGGAACAAGTGGTGATTCCAAGAGCAACCAGGAAACGCTGTTTGATCAGAGCCAACTCAGCACAAAGACCGGTAACAATTTCACGTTCAGCATGTTTGTGTACATGGACGATACAAACGCGGAGCGAATTCCGATTGGCGGCCCGCGCGGTGAATTCCGCTTCAAGCCACTCATCAGCATCCTAGGCGTCGGCACAATCACCCTGGATCCGATCCATCAAATGGCGCGCATTACAGCGCAGCCGCTTGCCGATACTGCGATTTTGAAGCGCGACACACGTGTAAACATAGACATTCCGGATGTGGTAGCCGCACGCTGGAACCAGGTGCTTGTGTCTGTGGAAGGTCGCAGCGTAGACGTGTATTTGAATGGAAACCTGGTGAAATCCGCACTCATGGAAAACGTGCCTGTGCTGTACCCGGTGGGCGTGCTTCTCGAAACCGTTCCGGATTTCTCGGGACAGGCCGGCCTGTTCCAGGCGTGGCCTCGGCGTCTTACAATGGAAGAGGTCCAGCGCAATTACAAGAAGAACGTGGATCTGCGCGGCAAGCCTCGCATCCCCGACAAGACCGTTTCCGTGTCGGATGTGCTTAAAAAGATCGGCGACATGTTTTGCAAGGTCGGTTTCTGCGCCTACAGTTTCAATGCGGGGCCGCTCAATTACGTGGATTACGAATACGCCTGATTTTAATATGTGGGCTGATAAGTAGAAATGGACACTTTGCGCATGTATGCTGCGAACAACCGCGGTTCCATCACCAATGCCGTGTATGTGGTCGTGTTCCTGGTTGCGCTGTACTACCTGTACAAGTTCCTGGTCGCCGGTTCCGACCTGGAGGTGAACGTGTTGGATGTGGAGGTGGATGCTAACGCGCCCCAGAGCTTCCCGTTACCCGATTCGCCCCGTGTGCGCGTCAAGTCGGGCGGTGAGTACACGCTCAGCTTCTGGATGTACGTCAACACATGGGACTACCGTGCTGGACTCGCCAAGTCCGTGCTCCAGATTGTGGACTCTGCCGACAAGTCGTCTTCCCTGCTGACGACGATCCTCTACCCCAACGAGTCTAAGATGATGATCCGTGTGAAGACGGAGGGCACACAGGGCGGTACGAGCTACAACAACTACAGCAACTTTGACGCGCTCCTTTCCGGCTCGCAGGGCGCGGCGATGTTCTCCCCCTCTGTGGAGACGCCCATGTGCGACTTGGTGGATGTGGACCTTCAGCGGTGGATCAACGTCACGATCAGCGTCAACGGTCGCATTGTGGATGTGTTCTACGACGGCAAGCTGGCGCGCAGCTGCGTCCTGCCCGAGATTCCGGTAGCACCCACCACCGGTCGCCAGGCGATCACGATTGGTGCGAAGGGTGGTTTCGGCGGCAAGATCAGCGGCGTCCAGTTCTTTGCCTACACGCTCACCCCGGATCGGATCTACTCCATCTACCAGGCCGGTCCTCGTGGCGCGGCAGGCTTCCTGGGGTACCTGACGGAGAAGCTGGGCATCAAGTTGACGTACAGCGGTGCCGGCGGCCAGCAGAAGGGCTTTGTTGTGTAATTATAAATCCTGGACTTCAAACAATTTATTCCGCTGGTCTTTTTGATCCACGGAACAAACATGATCCGTGGAACAAATATATGCGAAGGAATAGAGACGATGGAAAACATCACAGCAGCACGAAATGTGGCCCGCAATTCGGCAAGCGGACTCGCATCCGGCGTCCTGTCGTATGTAACCGGTTCCGGACTTGTTGCGCAGATTCTGCTCGCGGCGGTTGCGATCATTACACTGTACCTGCTCATCACGATTGTGGAAAATGTGGTAGACGCCGTGACGCGGTTTGATCGGCAATCGGCTGTGCTGTTTGGCGACACCACGCCCACTCAGCAGGTGATTGTTCAGGCGCCCGATTCCGGTGTTCCCCTGATCTACAACTCCATGAACGAGACGAACGGTATGGAGTTCAGTTATTCCGCGTATATCTTTATTTCCCCCGAGACGTTTGAGGGGTTCACCAAGGATTCGTGCGGCGCCGGCACGCGCACCGATGTGACTAAGCTGAAGCACATCTTCCACAAGGGCGGCAAGGATCCGTTCCCCTTGCTGGCGCCTGGACTGTTTGTGGAGGGCAGCAAAAACACGCTGCGGCTTTACATGAACTCGGCGACCAAGTGGGACAACTACGTGGAAATCCCGAATGTGCCTGTAGGCAAGTGGTTCCACTTGGTGATCACGCTCAAGGGCAAGTACTTGGACGTCTACGTCAACGGCAACGTCACGGTCCGCCATGAATTTGATGTTGTGCCGAAACTCAACTACGGCAACGTGTACGTCATGGCGCCCTTGAAGTTCCCCAAGAATCCCACGGATCGCATCGACGCCAAGTTTGCGGTGGACGGAGCGATGAAGGGAATGGTGTCGCGCCTGAAGTACTATGCGTTTGCTCTGAACTACTCACAGATTGATACGCTGTATAGAGAGGGACCGAGCAAGACGATTGTGTCGCAGTCGTACACGGAGGTCCCGCCTTACTTCCACGATGACTGGTGGGTGACCAAGTACTAGATGCGCCGCGCAACCACGCGACAAAATAAATCTTTGAAATATTAACATGGCTGCCTTGAACGTTCGTACGTGCGTTGAAGGGTCCAAAATGAACATAACCTGGGATTTGGAGGGGGACGATATTCAAGCCGTTTGTATTCAAATCGCAGCCGATCCCGAATTCACAAGTTTTTTGAATATGTTTGTTCTTCCCAAAGTTTATCTTCTGCGGCAAGTATAGCTACCCGAGCGACGCGTCTATCCCGTTTGCGGGATTCCCCTACTTGTCGAACAGTGCGATCCTCTAATCATTTTGCCCTATAGTAGTCGCAAGATCCAATGTAAGATCTTGCGACTAAACCATCTTTTAACGACCCTACTTGGCGAACTTGAGACCGCCCATGCCGCTGCTGATCTCCAAGAAATTTAACGTCTCCACAAACACCTGTAATTCATACGTATAATTCGCAAGGAACGGAATGGGCTCCACATCCACATCCATTTCGAAACGATCAATGCGGCTTGTGTTCAACGTGCCGGTCGGCTGATCAGGAGCGCTGGCGTCCAGTGCGAAACTGTAGGCGTGAATAGGCCACATCTCGGTCTGCGTCGCGAGACCTAAATCATTAAACGGCATACCGTCTCCCTTGTGATAGCGATACGGTACGTACTCTGAGAAATAGGCACTGTCCTGTGCATTAAACAGCGGTTGTCCATTGGCTGTGAGGAAAATATCGCGCAGGATGCGACGCTGCGTGCCCGCAATGTTCAGGCCGCTGCGACCCACGATCGCCGGCATTCCTGTTAGCGGGTGACGTAGGGTCTTAGGGGCGCGGTCGGATACATCCAGTTTGTGAAATTTGTGGATTGATTGCGATACGGGATCGCATCGCTGCGTCGTGTGAAGAAAATCACGCGACTCGCAATATTGTGTACATCCAACCGGTACGTGGCTCGTGTATTGATTCCATAAAACGGGAAATTCTGAACCTGGCGTACATTGTAGCGCAACGTGTTTCGTGTAAATACAAGCTGCTCCTCGGTTCGTAGGAAAGTGTAGGTTGCTTCTAGCGTCGCGTTCAAAGGCCAACCGTCATTCACAGGAACCCCGCCGCTAATGTCGGTTAAGAAGTAGCGCATCGTCTCGCGCGGGTCTGTATCGGCGACGTACAAGTTCGCAAGGGTCGGGGGAAGCGGGCCGTACAAGGCGGGGTTCCAGATCTGTGTATACTGATCGCTTGGAATATACGGCAATGCGCGTACGCCCGGTCGTACCCGCACGCCGCTAGGATCCAGGACCGTATACAAATCGCGGATCGGCCGCAGCAAGATCTGGATCTCCGCTTCGTGGTATTCAAGGCCCACAAGCGGCAGCGAATTCTGGATATAGTCGCTAAACCACAGGCCCAGCGGAACCCGAATAATCCGTCCAGGAATGCTAGGGGCGTTGTTTTGCGACGGTTGACCCCGCCACGCAACTACATTGGGATAGGCCGGTACGCCGCCCGACAAATCGGCGTAAATGCCGTTCGCCGGATCAAAGAGTTCCGGAACATCGCCCACCATGTACCGCCACTTGGCGTACTGCGTATTGTTCATATCCATAGCGGCCCGTGCGCTGATCCAGTCGCTGTTGAATTCCTGGATTTTCTGACCGCCAATTGTGAATGTGATTGTATCAATAATGCGCACACCAATCTGTCGGGCCCATGCGAACTGATAGGCGCGGTCCAACACATAATTACCCGATGCGTCTTGTGTAATAAAGGCTTTGCTGAAAATGTCGGGCAATGTGAATCGCAGCACAAGGTCGCTCAACAAGTCGCCCTGTCTTGGTATCTTCGCTTTCAGCAAAATGGGCGCGTCCATTAACGGCAGATTCGGTCCGTCGAGCGGAACCTGGATCGGTTCTTGCGAAAAATGCGTGTATCGCACAAACGATTTGTAGAAATACGTCGTCTGCGGGTTACCGCTAATGATGACGTTTTCATTGCCGTAGCAAACAAGGGAAAGCAATCCACCCGGCATACTCTACCAGGTGCGTGAGATAAACCGCCACCACGAAGAACGTACCCTGAATTAGAGATGAACACGCCTGGAAACAACCTACTAGGCAACAATGCCGCCGCGGGCATACCTGGACTTCCAACATTCAATTCTGGGTCCACGAGTTGGTCCGTTATTGTGATTGCCGGAGTTGTGCTGGTCGCTGCGCTCGTATTATTTGTCGTAAACTATTATCAATGGGCCGACTCCCCGTGGCTCGGTGATCGGTTGACGGCGGCGAGCCATTTGTGGGATTGGTTGCCTAGCGCCGGAACGGCGGCAGGCATCGGGCCGTACGGCGCGCTTCAAACCGTCGACACGGCACCCAGCGGGCCTGGATTACCAGCTACCGCCACGCAGGCGACGCGAGGTACCAAAGAGCACTGGTGCTTTGTTGGCGAGGACTTGACGGGCCGGTGGTGCCTAAAGGTTCCTCATCACAGCTCCTGTACCCCCGAGCGGATCTATGGAACCCGCTCTGAATGCGAATTGGTGACGGCGTCGCAGAATCCACTGGGCGTTATTAAGAACGGTGGTGCCGATCAGACCCTGCTTGCGGCCCTTCACACGAAATAAGACCGGCGCATCATTCAGGAATGAGTTTATTGGAACGTCAACTGTTTCGGGTCACAAATGACCCCGAGGCCGACAAGGCGTTTGCGGCGGCGCAAGAGACAAATCGGAAAGCCCGCGAACGTCTTGTGACGGAGTTTCAGCAGATTGGCGACACCCTTCGGAAAAAGGAGACGCCTGGACTTGAGGCCGATAAAAAGCAATTACGCGACATGGTGCTCAAAGAACAAGATACTGTGCGCGAGAGCAAAATGACGGCTGCGCAGGTGACCGAATACAGAGGCGGGAAACAAATGTTGGAAATCCAGAACTTTCAAGGCTCACTTGTGAAACGAGCAGCCTTTGTGAAATTCATAGCCGATCAACGGGCAGCGACGCAAAAACAGATTGACGACTTGAAGGCAAAAGGGACGCCGGTTCCGCCTAATTTATATGCTAATTTGAAACGTCTTGATAGTTCAACCACCTGGTACGATAAACTTCCTGTTGGTTCCGATCCGATTAAATACGACGACGAACTTGTCTCGTTAAAAGCCGATCTAGCTGCTGGGAATGCGGAAGCGAAACGGGAAACGGAGATATACCAAGATGGACGTGAGAATTTCAGCGTATGGGGGATTATTGGGCAGGCGTCCAAGATCATATTTAGCATGGTTGGAATCTTTGTGATTCTTTCCTTTGGTCTTTTTGGTGCTTCCCTCGCAACCAATTTGAATATTTACAAACCAGCGGCTTTCCGAATCCTGTACGCCATTTACGGATTCTTGTTTTTCTACGTAGTGATCCCCTATGTGCTGCTTTACCGCTGGTGGTGGCTTGGGAAGAAACCGCGGTTCTACGCGCTGCTGCCGTTAATTGGACAGCGTTTCGACAATCATCAAGCCGGTATATTACTTGGCTGGATGAGTTTCAGACCTGATGATTTAGTGGATTCATTAAAAGAATGGGAGGAATAAAATCCTGAATCTCTTACAATTAATCTTAATAGTTTAATTGTAAACTAAAAGTAGCAGGAGATGAATTCTCGGCTTGTTGTTGGAATCATAGCACAACAATCGTACACGATTGGATTGTTTGAAATTTTTTTCCTGGTACAACCCGATCGTCGTGAACGGATTGCGTGGATCAAGCCGTATCGTTCTCCCTTTTCCGAGTGGGTGCGGCCGCAAGCCGTGATGGAAGAGGATCCTGTACTTCCAACAATGATTCGTGAGTCTGTTGATTTATTGACTGCCGACTTTCTGCACATGGATCGGGCTGGGCGCGTTCATTCGCTCACGCCGGCTGTTTTACTCCGCATTCCGTATGTGGTGAGTTTCTGGGAGCAGACCGATTTGTTTCCTGTTTTTAGCCTTTATCCAGATTACGAACTTCCGTGGAGTTACACGACGCGTGCGCCGATTTCTGTTCCTCATGCACGGTCGCGAGATCTTGTGTTCCGACCACGGCCTTTGCCTCCGCCTTTTGTAGCAGCCGCCGCTACTGCCCCTGTCGCCGCACCGATAAGAACGGCCGTTGTTGGAACATTAGAGGAAGACGCTATCTGTCCAATCTCCATGGAACCCTTGACTGCCGCCGAGGCAGTTTGGACGCCATGCGGGCACGCATTTTCTTGCTTGTTGGCGCATGCCTTAGAACGGGACCCGCGCTGTCCTCTTTGCCGAGCGCCGTGCGAGTTTTCAGATTGTGCGCACCCAGAGTAGAAGATGGCTGCTGCTCCTTCCTTACCTCCTATGTTTTTTGATCGGCTGTTTGCGATGCTTGATTCCCAGCCCGAAGAGGCGCGTATGATTGTGATTCAGATGCTTGTCGCCCAAGGTCGCAAAGCCAAGATTGAAGACGTGCTTGCCTGGGTGAACTCCAAGACGGCCGAGGACCTGAGCGGAATGGAAAAGTACAAGCTTCAGGCAATTGCGGTTCTTCTTCGCGACAATCCGCAGGATCTCCAAAAGTTTTTGCTCCACAAGAACATTAAACTGTTTGGCGGAGTGGACGCGTATGTGACGGACTTCTTGACGACCAAGGACACGGTGGGGCGGATTCTATCGATGCCTGCTGGCGCCGGTAAGCGGTCTGCGATTGACGGCGCCAAAGTTTTGTTGGGGGAGCTTGAAATTCACCCCGATCTGTCGGCTGAGAAAAAGGCGGAAGTTACCGCAGCACTTGAACGGATGCGAGGCGTTGCTGCTGCGGGTGGTAAGCGCAAGTCGCGGCGTGGGTCTCGGCGTCAGACGCGTCGGCAGACGCGGCGGCAGCGTCGCTCATTTACGGCCAAACGTCGTGTATAAATAATAGGCTCCGCCCATAATTCCTGCGATGGCCAGTGCTCCGACAAGTGCATTGGTCGCCGATTGTTGCGGAAGGCGTACCGGTCCGCCCTTCGCTAACGCCTCCATATTCTTGATGTACTGTTCAAACGTTATTTCCGGCTTCCCTAGCTGAACATTCACCTTGTTGTGAACAACAAACACCCAATAAACAAGAGTATCGCGGCTACCAACAACTGATTCAATAGGGGATTCCTTCAAATGCTGCTTGTAATGGACTTTACAGATGGGGCACGGGATCATTTCCGTCAGGCTCCGATAAAACATAATCGCAGCCTCCTGCTCCTCTTTTGATGGCGACTGTGAATATCCAAGACTTGCGATGTGCATGGTGGTCCAGAAGATCGGTCCCCATACATCCGGTCCCATTCCAATTGCTGGAAATTTCGGCACGCTCATTTCTATCCTATGGGGAAGAGAAAGGCATATCTAAACCGCACCTATGAAGAGACCTGTAAATGGAGTGCGCAAACTGTAGCCGAACAGGACATACATTCCGGGATTGTAGTGAACCGGTAATGTCGTATGGAATCTGCGCTGTGAAATTCGTAGAAGACGTGCCCCATTATTTACTGATCCGGCGTCGCGACAGCATTTCCTATGTGGAATTCATGCGAGGCAAGTACCGTCTAGACAACCTGGACTACATACAATTGCTCCTGAATGGTATGACTGTCGATGAACGGGGTCGGCTTTTAAGCTCTTCTTTTGATTTGCTGTGGGAACGCTTGTGGAACTCACAAAATACACGGCAGTACCGAAATGAATATGAGGCGGCCAAACGGCAGTTTGAAATGCTGAAAAACACGGGCGACATTCATGGACGGCTTTTGTATCAATACATTGATGCCGCAACCACGACGTGGACAGAGGCGGAGTGGGGGTTTCCGAAAGGACGTCGCATGGTCCGCGAATCGGAATTGGCCTGCGCGCTTCGTGAATTTGGGGAGGAAACCGGCATGCCTGCCTCCGTTGTTCACGTAGTCGCGTCAGAACCGGCCCTGATTGAAGAGTACACCGGCACAAATGGTATTCGGTACAAGCAGAGTTATTTTGTGGGGGCCTGTGCTTCCAACAGTGTCGCTGCGCAGCAGCCCGGCAATCGCGTCATGAGCCGCGAAGTGGGAGATATTGCGTGGCTGCCGTTTGACGAAGCGTATTTGAAGATTCGTGCGACGAATCCTGAAAAACGAGGTGTGCTTGGACGACTCCATCACCGCGTTATGGCGGAAGAGTTGGCTGCTACGCTGCGGGATGAGATGGAGTGGCGGCGGCGGTAATTCTTTCTCCCAAATAGAGATGCCCGCATATCTGGGGCCCATGAATGATTTTGCGAATTTAGATACATTCGCAGATTTCTGGAAAACCTCTAGAGGTCATTCCAAATCTGAAAAGATATTAAATATCTTTTCAATTGGCCTTGGTGGTATGGATATGTCTTTTGGAATAAACGATATTATTACAAGGTATTGTGCGGAATATAGTAAAATTTATGTTTTTGGAGTTGGAGGTCGATCGGGTTCAGAAACAACCGAGGGTGTTCTTAAATTACTTGAAGATCTAAATGATTGTAGAGATAAACTAGAATGTTATTATATCCCTGTTGATATTCCTATTATTGCTCCATTAGGGAGAGAGACGCCTGAGACAGTTAGAAACGCATTTGAAACACAATTTGATGACGTTGATTTTACATATTATAAGTCACACCCATTGATATTTTATGATGATGTTGGAAAAGTATTGCCCGATACAGGTGAAGCAGTTAAGGATATAAAAAAAGATGTTGGAAAAATTTTTAGACATTGGTCTGATTATTTGAAAAATATTCCAAATGGCGATCTTTTAATAGATAATAATGCCTTCATTGTTGGCGGTGGACATACATATTATTTAAATGTAAATTTTGAATGGATGTATTGGATTCCTAAAATCTTAAATGTAGCATATAGCGATCGTATTTTTATTAGACATGGAGAAAAGATGGTTCCTTTCTTTTCAAAGGATGCTGTTGCAAAATGGAGCTCGTATAGGCTTTATAGTATGCTTTTATTTAAAAACGTATTTCCTACGGATGATTACAGAATTAAACTGTTTGATGTACTTGCTTCTGTAAAGGATGAACCAAAAAAACGCGAAATGCTTTTGACTGTTTACAAATGTCTACACATGAAACTAAATACTGAACTGCCTGATTTTACAACACGTACATGCCCACCAGCAGCCGGCGCAGCAGCGGGTGGCGCAGCAGCAAGTGCTGGTGGACGCAGACAAACTCGCAAGAGCAAGCGAAAGCACGGACATGGAGCGTCCAAACGGCAATGTCGGCATCGTACACGGAAATAAATAACTACAAATCCTTTCGCAACAATAAGGTTGTTCCGAAAGAAAATTATACAGGCGCATTAGTAGAATGGCGGATCTGGATGTTCCATTATTAATCGGAAAGGAGCCAGGAAAGACGCGGCATTTCGCAGACTGGACCAAGGAGCAACTGATGGAAGCCTGGCCAACCCTGGACGAACACACGACCTACAAATACCGCAATTCCATGGCGGAGCGAATGAAAGAGGTAGGCGCAGCGCCCCTTATGTGGATGCGGGAACGCGACGAACTCCTTGGACTCTATCCTGATGTGGAGGACCCGGATTTCGCAGCACGCTTGTTCAAAAAGACCGAATTTGCGTCGTTGTCGTCTTCAGCGGTAGCAGAGGACACGTGCGCGAAAAGCCGCGACAACTTTGAGACAACGGCGGTCCAGCGCCTGGTTGCGCGCTTTTTCCATCCTGCTACGCCTTATCGCGGCCTGTTGCTGAACCACGGTGTTGGTGTCGGCAAAACCTGCTCCGCCGTCACAGTTGCCGAGATGTTTTTGGAGTACAAGCCGTATAGCAAAGTGTTTATCTTGGCGCCGCAAGCAATCGCCGATGGTTTCAAAAGCACGATTTTCAACATCAACCGGCTCCAAGCAAACTCCGAACAAGAATTCGCGCTCACGGGCGATCGCTGGAAATCGCCGCAATGTACCGGCATGACCTATTTACGACTCACCGATACAGCGGCGGAGAAGGACAAGGCCGTGATTGAGAAGCAGGTTCAGAAGGCGGTGCGCAGCCGCTACAAGATTATGGGCTACCTCGCCTTCGCAAATTACGTGGAGTCCAAGATTCTGAAGCGGGCACCGGATACGCTCACAGGTATCGCTAAAGACGATTGGATCAATGCGAAGATCATGGAAATGTTTTCGGATCACTTGATCATTGTGGACGAAGCACATAACCTGCGCGATGCCTCGGCGGATGCTGGCGCCGATCCAGGCACTGATGAACCCGACGCGGCTGCGGCGACCGAAGCAGCCGAAGGTAAGAAACTTACGCCAATCCTGAATAAGATTGTTGGAGTCGCAGAGGGCCTTCGGCTTATGTTGATGACCGCCACCCCCATGTACAACACGGCACCCGAGATCTTGTTTTTAATCAATCTGCTGATTCTGAACGACAGCAAGGACGAAACCAAAAAGATCGCAATGAATACCGTCTTTAATGTGGATGGAACGTTGAAAGCAGGTGGCTCCGAAATCCTGAGCACATACTTTAAACGCTACATTTCCTACATGCGCGGTGAGAATCCGAATACGTTCCCTTTGCGTCTTACACCGACTGATGACGGACGCGTGGCGTTGCTTGATGATTATCCAAGCGTGAGCATTAATCGGAAAGAGGGGGAACCGGTGCTGGGGGAAACCGATTACAAGATTCTTGAGAATCTCCCATTAGTTGTTCACCACATTGACGACGACACGTTTGTGGGAAGTGAATTGAAGCGATATTTGATGAAAAATGCGGGCGTAAGCGCAGCGGCTGTTAGCGCCGATGGCGCTGTTAGCGCAGCAGCTGATGCAGCTGGCGCTGCTAGCGCAGCAGCTGGTGGTTTTGAGATCAGCGATTCTATCTTGAACGGCACCATGCAACTTGGGAATATGGTATATCCCGATGGAACGTATGGAAAAGCGGGATGGGATAATTATTTCAAAGGGGAAATCTCCACGTTCGGCGCTACAAAAGCCATGGCCTACAAATGGACAAGCACCGATTCTGATATCCTTGACGTATTCAAAGGGGAAGGATTGGAAAGCCACAGCCCCAAGATTGCCGCGATTGTGAAAAGCATCATGAAAGCGGAAGGCATGAGTTTTGTGTTTTCACGCTTTGTGATGGCGGGCGCGTTGCCCGTTGCGATCGCCCTGGAATTACAAGGTTGGTGCCGCGTTCTCGCGGACGGAACCCCTGCGCCCCTGTTGAAAATGGCTCGGACCACCAAACCCAAGAACTTCTACGTGCTCTTAACTTCCAACAATGATATCTCGCCCCAGTTCAGCGGGTTGTTAAAGTACGCGACCACCTTTGAGAATGCCGAGCAGGCGTTAAAAGGAAGCAAAGTCCGAGCAATCATTGGATCGCAGATCGCGTCCGAAGGGTTGGACTTGAAATGTATACGGGAACTTCATTTACTGGACGGCTGGTACCACTTGAATCGTATTGAGCAGATCATTGGCCGTGGCGTGCGCTTCTGTAGCCACGCGCTCCTGCCGCTAGAGAAGCAGAATTGCTTGATTTATTTACATGCGCTGACGCTTCCGACCTATGAAACGGCCGATTTGTACGCATACCGGTTGGCTGTGCGCAAAGCGCAGCCGATCGGCGTTGTGACGCGGCTGATGAAACTGAACGCGTGGGATTGTATGCTGAACCGCGACGCGATCCTGTTGAAAGATCTGGGAACACGGCGCATTGTAGATGCGCAAGGGAAAACAACGGCGGCCTACTCGCTTGCCGACAAACCCTACACCTCCTTTTGCGACTTTTCCGATACGTGCGAGTATTTGTGCGGTGGTTTCAAGTTCACAACCGCAAAGAAAGGCACAAACTACAGCACCTATGTAGAATCCGATTATAGACGCAAGTTTTTGGAGAAGATGGATATATTGTCTGGAATTTATGCCGACGAAGTTGCGCATCCGCTGGATTTCATCAAGGCGACCGTGTTTGAGGATATTCCATGGTCCATCGCAGCCGTTTTGCTGCGCGAGATTCTGGGCAAGTTCAAGATCAAACGGAGCGACGGCATCTACGGAACACTGGCGTTGATCAACAATTACTTGGTGTTTCAGCCCGACAAGGTGACCGACAAGGACATTCCGGTTGCGCTGCGGTATGGACGGTCTTATGGTCGAGTAAAGCGCAGCATTGACCCGCAGCGGGGCACGGTTCTGAAAGTGGAGGCGCCGCACATGGAAGAAGAGCCTGCTGTAGCAACAGCAACCGCGGCAGCCGCGGCAGCAGCAGCTGCTGCAGAGGAAGCGGCGCCTGCGGCCGCAGCAGCAGCGACAACCGAAGCTTCGGACGACACCGCCTTGATTGCCGCGGCGATAGGCAGCCTTGGAATCTGGATGGAAACGGTAAATCGCATGATGACGGATCTTGGCGGGCGTATTCCTGTTCCTGAACCGTTCACCGAAGACGCGCTCAATGGCTGGCGGTGGATCTATCACCATTTCCGAGCGTTGCCCGAGACGCGGCGCATAGCCGCCAAGTGGTGGATGGACAATCTGTGGACGCCTGAGCAGAAACGGGCCGTGCTCTCCGACTGGACAATCCGGTACGACACGTTGGACGGCGACGAAAAGGTGTGGGCCGAGACGTTGAAACCGGTTGAACTCTTCAAGGGAACCGGAATCAAAGGGTTCCTGTATTTTGATACAAGCGACCTGAAACTCAAGGAATATTGTATGGCGGGGCGCGACAAATCACCTGCTGTGTGTCCCTCCGTGTTTCTCAAGGACGTAGAGGCGGCGATTGGGTCCGGTGTACGACGGGAACCCGAGGCGGGTGCTGCTGCGGGTACAGACGATACCGGACTTGTGTTTGGATTCCTGGTTTCCAACAAAGGCACGATTGTGTTCAAGACTGTTCACAAGCCGACGGCGGAGGGTCGGCTCACAGGTGCCGAGTGTAGCAACGACAGCAATGTAATTCACCACCACCCCCGTGTGAACGAGGCGACCTCTGCGATTCAAACAATGGCTGCTGGCGATCCAATTCTTCCGCTCCTACTCGACAATCGCCCCGATACAGCGCCGACAAAGAAGGACAAAGACGCGCTCCAGAAAAAGGTCAAGGATCGGTACGAAGGAAAACCGGCGGCTGGTTTGGACGACTTTACACATTTACACGCACTCAGCCTCCGCCAGATCTGCCCTTACATGGAATTCATCCTGCGATACATGGACATGAAGAAGGTCGGTGGGAAACGGTGGTTCTTGTCGGCGGTGGATTCGGTGCGCGCTTTACCAGGCGGCAAAAAGGGAATTAAAATGACTTAGAGTGCCCGCGCAAAAAATGAATCAGGGAAAGAACCTGCCGGATTAAGTAGAGGATGTACCACACAGTCTACTTGGATCAGCGTGTCGCAATCACGCCTACGGAAATCAACATGATTTCGTCGCCAGAGTCGGTAAAAGAGATTCTGACCACGAAACTGAAGGAAAAGTACGAGCACCGGTGTACGGCAAATGGCTATGTACGACCCGATTCTATTGAAATCCTTGCGCGAAGCATGGGTGTCGCAGAGAACGGGCGATTCACGGGCAATTTGCTGTACGACTGTAAGATCAAGTGCGACGTGCTGTACCCGACGGCGGGATCGGAAATGCCTGTGATGGTGATCAAGGTGAACAAGATGGGCGCGTATGCGCACTTTGACGACGCGATCCGT